GATTTGGGCAAGTCAACGGCTCAACGATTCCTTGAATTTGGGGCAGATCGGGCCGCTGGATTTGTTGAGGCTTTGGGCTTTGACACTTTGGGCGGAAATCCGACTCTTTCTGTTCCGTTGTTAGAACCACAGCCCACAATTGTTATGGCCAATTGCATCCATAATCAATTAGAATCTCTGGGACAGCGTTATTTAAAAGTAACGCCTCCCCCGCAACCTAAGAATCTCAACTTCCAACTCTTGCACAGAATAGTAGATCATTTGGTGAAACAGATCTCTGAATTCTTCTGCCCTGAGTTTAATTTCCAACAGTATGTCAGGCGCAAGCCGGGGGCCGTTAGACGCCGGTTCCTTAAGGCATATAAAATGATGTGTGACGGTCAACTCAACATATCAGCGAATTCTAAAATCACCGCCTTCGTCAAAAATGAACGTTACTTTGAAGAAGGCAAATCCCCACGCATGATTATGGGAAGGGATCCAAAATTTAACATCGTGTATTGCAGATTTATTGCGAGGCTTGAAGATGCGTTTTTCAAGTTACCACAAGTTGCGAATGCTTGTGATTACACTAAATGCGGTGATAAATTTTCGAAACTTTTCAATCATTGTGCCAGCATGTTTGAGAACGACATGTCAAAATTTGAGGCGACACAGCGTGAATGCTTGTTAGGACTAGAATATTTGGTCTATGACGGCGTTTTGAAAGCTTGTGGTTGTTCTAGTGAGATCGAGGATCTCCGCACAGTTTTTGCAGCAAAATGCATTAAGCCCGTAATTTCGGGTGCAGGTGTTAAAGCTACATTTCAATGGTGCAGAGGTTCTGGCGACATGGACACCAGTTTAGGTAATGGTATTATTAATTATATAACAACCATGTATTTCATGACCCACAATTTTTGTGGTGAGAATTGCCAATTGGATAAATGTACCTGTGATAATTTTGACAAGTTTGTGCTGAAGGGTGATGACTCCTACGGATGCTGTCCACATTCAACTTTGACCAACACATACGCGTGGTTTGGTCTTGACGCAAAGTTGATTTATAGATCTGATGCCCGTAATGTAGAGTTTTGTAGCGGCCA